AAATTGTTATAAATTAACTTAAATTAAAATTATGTTTCATTGCCTTAAATTTTAAATAGCCAGAGTTATTAAAGCTTTTCGAAATTATTTCATCACGTTCATTTTGTTTCTTCCGCTCGAGTTTTTCAGCTAATTTTGAAATTTGTCTATTTAAAAATTCTCGCATTATTTTTAAAGTTTTTTCAAGGTTTTTCTTACTCCAAATTTTCGCAAAATAACCTTTTTTATTTTTAATTTTACCCGCAAAAGTCGCATTTTTCATCATTTTCACGCTTGCTTCAAACTCTTTACTAAAATTCTTCTGGCGGTTTCGAAACATCGGCAAAAAATTATTGCCGTCTATAAATTTAGCTGCATCACCAAGTGCTTCACGCATTTTTGAATTTCGCGAATTATCACGAATAATTGTTATTTCTTTCATCTATTATTCTCCTCTATCTATTAGAGGGGTTTTATTTTTATGCGCTTCAAGTATAAAAGTAAAAACGCCCCAAAATTCCAGAAATTCTGGAAATGAGGCGTTTTAATTATACCTGTTCGGTATTTATATATTATTACATTTTATTAAAAAAGTCAACCTTGTTCTATCAAATCGAATAAATTAGTCTTCAATTTTCATACCAATAATCTGGATATTTGGTCGATGACTACCAAGCCCAAGAGAAGCGGAACTACCTAAGCCCTCAATTCTCCAAGTTCGAATAACCAAGCCGTCTGCATGGGTGCTGACGATCTTATGCATTACTTGCCAATTACTATCCGAGGCAACAAACCACATATATTTACGCGCGTCTGGAACATAGTCGCCAGTTTTCACAACCGATACATATTGGTCTTTTGCTATACCATTGAACGAAGAAAATGATTCTTCTGAAAATGGTTTGAGTTGAGTCGGAATTTTGACGATTTTCATAGGAATACCTTTCAATTTCGACGGTTCAATCGAACCATCGTCAATATTTTTTCCACTCGCCAAGCCATTAGTAAAATCAGCTACCGCTTTTGTGTTGGCAACCATTTCATCAAGATCTTGTGCTGTTAGCGGAGATAATGGCACGAAGTCTTTATTTGGATGTGGTAAAGTTAATCTAGCCATTATTTTTTAGCTCCTAACTTAAAAATCGGTTTCAATCCGGCAAATGCCGTAGCCACTGCGCCACTAATTGCCAAAATTTCTTTTGTTGCGTTTGGAATTAAAATTACACAAATCGTTGCAATTAGCATATTCGTTAAGATTCCTAAGTCAGCAATAAAATATACTGTAGTTTTAGCTTTTTCGCTAATCCTTGGCTCATACTCAGTATTTGCGATGTTCTCAACCGTATTTTTCTGTAAATCTTCTAACATTTTCAACTCCTCTTCTGTTAATGGTCTTGCATTGATTTGGATCAACTGCTTTTTCTCTACTTTTTTAGAATTTTCAGCATTTCCGCTATTTTCTAAATTGTGCGACATATCTTTTTTCTCCTCTTCTTGAACTGTCAACTCTTGGTTGTCAGTTGATTTTTCTTCCGGTTTAGGTTCATCTTCGACCATTTTGCTGACATCAGCAATATGGTTTTCCACAGGGTTTTCCACAACTGGCTCAGTTGGTTTTGGTTCTTCAACTGGTGCTGGTTGTGGTCGATAATCAGTAATAGTTCCTGGATCTCCTGCTTGAATTTCAGATACCGGGGTTAGTTCCATCCAAATTGATACGCCATTTCGTTCAACTTTCGCAAACCACATTCCGTCGTTTTGGACAACTTCTTGCGCCACGAAAGCTCCTTGAATTTTCACCCAATCACCAGCATTGATTTCGCCATCAACTTTATAACCGTCGTTATCAACCTTAACTACCCATTCAGCTGGAATACCGTTTTCAGCCCAAGTAAATCCACGAGGACATAAAGCGTCGATTTTTAGCTTCCTGCTACCATCATTAATATTTACTTCCGCCACTTGAAGTGCTGGGTTTATTTTAAAGTGCGAACCGATATTAATAACATCATCAATCGCTTCGGGTTGCGGAGCTGGTGTTGGTGCGTTCTGTGGCTTTCCAGTATATCTAAAAATTGTTAGATATTGAGTATTATTCAATCGTGCAAGGTCATCGTGATTATCTGTGTGAATACCTCTATATGCATAAGCACAGTGAATAATATTATCGCTATCAAGATAAATTCCAGTGTGTCCATTCGCACCTAATGTATATCCTTGTTTACCCCAAATGAAGATATCACCTCGTTGGGTTGCGATATAGCCGTTTACATCTGCCTCAATCCGTTGAAAGCCAAATTTTGGCAAGTCCACGAACTCTGTTTCAGTATTGCCGATTCGGAAACCAGCTGGTAAAATTCCAGCATAAATCAATGCGTGGTAAATGGCGCTCGAACAGTCGTAAGAATTCGGGCCATTTCTATAGTCCATCGAGTAGCTAACTCGACCTTGTCGTTGTTGAAACCATTCAATTACTTTGTCCATTATTTCTTATCCTTTCTTTTAATTCTCGCTTTAATTAAATCTTTTTCATACTCTTCACGCCAAGTCTTGATTAAACTATCTACATAGCCATTACCTCCTAATGCTTTGTATTCTTCAAACGACCGCTCGATTTCGTCAACTTTTTCAGGTTGAGTATTTATCATAAGAAGAATTTCATTGCGCTTTCCATTCTTGGCATTATTCTTACCAATTTCACGAACTTCTTTCACATCTTCTTTAATCTCTGCTATCTGGTTATTTACTCCTTCGAACTCTCCTTTGAGTATTTCTTTTAGTCCATTTTTAGCGTGTCGAAAGAGTGTCAAAACTCCGCCAATTAACCCCACAAGAAAAGCAACAAAAGTTCCTATTTCACCAACTGTTATTTGCATCTTAGTTTTAGCTTCTCCTCTAAATTGTATTTTTCTATCTACCCATATTTTAAAAATAAATAGTCGAGTGATAAAACTACATCACCAATCATTCTTAATAAAGTTTAGTCTGATTTTCACATCTACCTTCTGCGCGGAGATCTTTTGATTATATTGACTTCCCTCTCCGTTTGTGAATTCTGTATACTCAGCCGTAACAATAATCTCATCATCATGTCTAATTATCTCAAAATATATCACATTCTCCGTTGAGCCATTAGAGCTAATTTTATACTCGTTTCTCGATCCCCATTGCCCATTAAAACAGTAGTGGTCAATAATTAAACCTTTACGATTCCTACCAGGAAAAACCCTTTTAGTCTTATATCCGTTATCAAAATCTCCAGCCGGTAAACTAAAATCCAAAACAACACTTTCACCATCAAGTGACATCTGCCAAAAATCAGAATTTTTAACAAAACTATTAATTTTCATCTATTGCATCTCCAAAAATAGCATAATATCCTTTTCCATCACCTCTTCCGGATATATGAACTTCGTTATTATTAATACTATTAATAGGACTACTCGGTCTCAAGCATTTCTCTAAGTCACGAACAGATGAACTATTTTCCCTAAATATAACTGTTTCTTCCCAAAAATAAACCATTGGCGAATAGCCCAAATTATGTTCAACAACGCTATCATTTCTAAATGTCCCAAAGCTTAAAATCTTCAAGCTTCTATTCCTTGAATCATTTAGTATTCTTCGCTTTAATGGTGTTAATTCTCCTGCATAATCAGGAGGAGCAATACCAATTAAGCGCACATAAACTCTTCGTGGTGGATTCACTCCTCGAATAGCAAATCGAATAGTTTTTTCTAATGCGCCCACAAGAAAGTTTTCATCTCCACTTGTCCAAAAACGAAAATCTCGAGCATTCGAAAAATCGCTATTAAGGCTATACTCACCCATAATCAATGGTACAAACGGCAAGTTATGAGCAATATCAAAAGTTTTAATATTACTCATAAAGCTACCGTTATATTCAAAAACTACAATAGGTTTAATAAATTCACTTCGATCAATAAATTTATTAGGTTTCATTCTGTAAAACCTCAATTACATCTTCGCCAACAACACTAACCCATTCACCCACGGCACCAGTTTTAGGGTGTCTTCCAATTAAAATTCGTCGAGTTCCATCTTCCTCCGAATAAACAAAGCCGTCCTTATTAATTTTAGTCAAAATCACCCCATTTTTCGACACGATCAGTTCACCCGTAGTCTGGTTTAATTTTATATTTCCACCCAACGAATTCACCACTCTGTCGCCCTGAAACTCAATATTTTTTTCAATCGCCATTATACCAATAGATCCTTTCCATCCAAAATAGACTTATCCAAAATAAACGATTTCGAAACGATATGCGGCTTTCCAGTTATAGTTGTTTCATAACCACTATCACTTAGTTGCATCTTAATACCCGTTACTAAATAGTCGCCTTTATTTTTATAATTCACACTAATAACATCTCCCAATTGTAAAGCCGGATTACCTTTAACTTTCATTGAAATTGTTGGCGAAAAACTAGCATATTTCTTTAAAATATCCGTCGCGAACAAATCACAATTTCGATAATTGCCAAAATATGGATTATCGGTAATCTCAAGTGCTTTTTTGCCGTAGCGTTCCATACTTTCGCGATCAAAAGCCTCATATTTAATAGTATCCACCACTTTTGCACTTTCGCCCCATAGTTCAATTTTTGATATTTTCGAAGGGCTTGTTCCTTGGTTATTAACTGTCAATTTATAGGCATCAGCAAAAAGCTCACCTTTCAATTGAACGCCTGAATTGTCAATTTTCTCACTTTTTTTAAACTCAATCCAACTTTCACCAGTTTTTTGACCAACCGAGATAGGGCGAACACTCCATGCAGGGTCATCAAGAGTCAGCCATATAGACAAGCTGGCTCTAGGTTGAATAACCCACTCATTTTTACCTTCCGCACTAAAAATTGGTTGCAAAGGTTGGACTTCTCGCACATCACTTTTAATGCTGACATAATTAACCACATCATTAGCTTTTTCTGTCTCAATATCAATAATATTACTTGCGTTAAATGACATTACTGGTGTTTTATCCAAACTTCCGCTGCGATTTTCAAAACGAATTACCCCTTGCTCATCAAGCCACAATAAACCATTCTCGGCCTGAACCAGATTCTTTAATATCGTGCTAACATTATCATCATTTTTAAAATAAACAAATGGAATTATATTTTGTCCCCTACCTATACGGTACTGGTTTTCATCCATTCCATACTGTTTAAAAATCTCTTTTAATAGTGAATCAGTTGAAACATCTCTCAACATAACAGTTCGATTGATTTTTGTTTCAGCAATATCACTCAAAAAATCTAGCGCACTCCAAGTAATCGTTTTATCATTGTTGTAAGTCGGTATTTTTTCAGTATTCCCAACGAAAACTGGCACCGTTCCTACATTTTTTGCGCCCAAATAAAGCCTCAAAGGTCGTTTTGGTAGAATATATTCAGCAATCGGGCTCTTTTTTGTTGTTTCGAAAAATGAGAAATAATCATCATAATTATTTAGCTTTATGTCCGCTATCCCAGACTGCACATTGTACGGAAATTTAACCGAACGCTCCACGCTCATTTCCAATAAGCGATCAGAAATATCATCATATTGAAAAGCATCCCAAACTTGCGCCGGGTTTCCTTCCGGAGTGGCTAACACATCAGTTTCATTTAATTTAGATTGACCAAGAATGAACCAATTAGTTGATTCATTCTTTTTGCGAGTAAAGCTCATCTTAGCTCGCCAATCCAAAACTACAATACTGCTTGCAAATGCCTTATTAAACCTTTCACTAACAATCTGCATTTAAATCTCCGTAAAGCTTACTTCTGCTTGTTTTACCATTCCATCAAAACTTACCACTTCTCGCTTGCCAATCTCCATATAAACTGGCACTTCTACCACATTTTCCATACCTTCAATAGTCAATTTAACTGGCTCTTGGTTTTGAATTTGTCGGTCATAAAAGCCTTTAATCTCATCAAATTCTTCCTTGGTTGGGTAGTTCCAAGTATGCCCCCAAGTCCGCTTTCTCGCACCAACAACATAAGTCGTTAGTGAGTTATCAAGCGTTTTAACTTTCTTAACATTATCCACCGTCGTTTCTGGTAGCGGCACTTCAACGATCGACCATTCAACAGTCTTAGTAGAATCGCTCAATATTATCTTCATTACGCAAACCTCCTCTTATCGTTTAGCTCTAACTGCTCACGAATCAATTCAGCCACCTTTCGTTGTTCTGCCGGGCTTGTTGCAAAAGTTCCGCTCACGTTAATAGTATAGTTATTACCACCAGTTCCGCTAGTTTGGCTATTAATTTTATCAATCAGGCTCGCCATCTTGCTTTCAGGCACGATCCACTCATTCTCGCCACCATCACCAGCCCAAATCAAGCTTCCACCACCTTGAGGGCCGACAATACCACCAGTTTCAAAGCGTGGAATCTTCATTCGCGGTATTTTACCGATATTTACACCTGGAATTGCATTTATTGCACCAATCGCCAAGTTTATTAAATCAATTGGTCCATTAATGAAGTTCTCTATAAACCCAAGCACCCCGTTAATAGCATTTTTAAAGACTTGCCCCATGGCTTTTCCAAATTTCCCAGCAAAATCAGTAAATAATCTACCAAGACCATTCCAAAGCGAGCCAATCAGAGTTCCAAAAGCAGTCAATAATCCTCCGAGTATCTGTGGCACAGCCTTAACTAACGCTAAGAACAGCATAACCGATGCCTTGATTAACATAGCCATAATTTGAGGATCAGTCAAAAATGCTACTAAAGTATTAATAATCGTCGGTAGCGCTGCCGATAAAGCCTCAATAATCTGTGGCAACGCCTCGATCAACATCATGAATATCCGAATACCACCTTGAAGAATCATATTTAACATATTCGGGTCTGAAAAAACTGCAGCAATCACTCCAATTAAGCCTATTATTCCTTGAATAAATTGAGGAGCAAATTTAACTAAAGCTTCGACTAAAACTGGTAAAGCCTGAAGTAAAGCTTGCGTTAGCGTTTGAAGAAGAGAAGGTAACATTGCTATGAGTTGAACAATAAGTTCTACAGTTACTGCTATGAGTGGAGGCAATATAGCCTGAAGTAATCCTGGCAGCTCAGCGATAATTATTGGAGCTAATTGAGTAACAAGGCTTACAATACCTTCTAGAGCCGTTTTTGCTACTGGCATTATATTTTTAGCAAAAGTTTTTACTGATTCCACAAATTGTGGCATCATATCACTAAGAGTGCTAGCTTCACTTTCCCCAACTAAAGCAGTCAACAAATCACTCCAGCTCGCCTTTACTGAATTAAATGACCCGCTAATGGTAGAACTAGCCTCTTTTGCAGTTGTTCCAGCAATCCCCATATGTTGCTGAACTACGTTAATTGCCTGAACAACATCGGCATAATTATTTAAATTAAACTTTCTACCCATTGCTTCAGGCATTTTCTCGGCATCTTTCAAAAGGCGCTGCATTTCTTCTTTAGTTCCACCATAGCCAAGCTTTAAGTTGTCAAGCATCGTATAGTTCTGTTTAGCGAATCCTTGATAAGCAAATTGAATCGATTCCATGGACGTTCCCATCTTATTCGCATTATCACTCATATCGGTGATAGCCATATTCGCATACTCAGCTGCTTTTGCCGTATCTCCACCTAAACCTTGAATCAGTGAGGCTGAAAAGCTTGTTGCAGTCTCCATATATTGATTCGCACTCATCCCAGCGGTTTTATATGCTTGATCGGCATATTTAAACATCTGGTCAGCCGAGCCCTTGAAGAGGGTTTCAATACCACCAGTTAATTGTTCATAATCAGCATATGATTTTACTGCAGCAGTGGCCAATCCAGCAACCGCAATAGAAGCCGTAGCAAAGGCAGCTTTAAATACACCCGCCATTTTATTAGCAAATTGAGAACTCTTGCTCGATGTTTTATCAACACCTTCATCTACTGATCTTAATTTTTTATCAAGATCAGTAGTGTCGGCAGTAAAATCATAATTTACTTTTCCAACCGTGCTCATATTATTCCTTTATCTTCGCCCTCTTGCTGTAAGGTTTTATTGACTTGTCAAAAGATTCAACAGGCTGTTTTGACATCGAAGCCCCAAACGCAATCATTGAACCTCTTGATGTCTCGACCAATTTCGAATACCAAACTTTTCGGCATCCTTCTAATAACGCAAACATTTCATCAAGGTCTATTACATTATTTCGAACATCTCGAATCGCTTCGTAGCCCAAATAATATCCAAGTTCCGCTACGAGATAAATCTCGGGCGACACTCTATCGCTTTCAAAATCTCTCCGCCTCTTAATTCTATTTTGGCAGCGTTTTTTAACATTTTCTCGCTCTTGTTCGGTCATCAAATCGAGTATATTACTCATTATTCCTCCCTAAAAATATCATTCAAAAGCTCGCCGATATTTTCAATTCCAATTTTACGAATCAAATTTTTAGATTTTTCCTGTGTCTTAGTTCCATCATCAAATAAATCTACAAACGAACCCTCAATTTTCGCTAAAATCGCGCTCATTTCATCTATCAACTCCACCTGTTCAGCTTCAGTTTTGGCCGAATTAGCACGATCTTTAAGCTTATTCATTTCTCGCATATTCTCGAATGAATCTAATTGCTCACCAGCACCAGGTTTTCGAACAATGAAATTAGTCCCGTCAATCTCCACCTCACGAGTTTTATTTTTAGTATACTTTGTTGTGCTAATCGAAATTTTCGACATATTATATCTCCTAATATTATTTTGTATATCGCCATTATAAAGATAAATAGTCGAGCGCTTGAAATCAGCCCATTTTCGGTGTATTATAACTATATAAACTTAACGAAAGGAACTAATGTTAGAAAAACTCACAGGTCAAAAAACTTTTAAGGAAGCTTTTAAAAATGTTGCATGGTTCAAATTCACAGTCATTGCCTTGGTTGGAATATTTCTAATCGCTAGTGTTATACAAGCTATCAATAACCCAATAAAGCCAATCACTCCAACAAATACTAGCACTCCATCAAAACCCGATAAACCACAAACAGACAAAATTCCAAAACTGGTAGAAAAAGCAACCTATAATACAACCTCCGGTATATCTTTTACGGTTAAAAAATCAACCGATTTAGCAAACCAGCCATATTATAATCTCCGAGCGAATATTTCAAAAAATGATCCAGCTTGGCATGATAAAGCAAAAGAAATAATCAAATTTATCAGTGAAAAAACCCAGCAAAAAGACTTCTCAGTTTCTATATCAGATCAATCAACCGGAACAGACTTACTCAACTGGAATACTGGCAAGAATAAAACAATCTTCTACACCTACCCAGTAGAAGCTAATGAATCTGAAGCCTTCGAGCTATAATCAAAAAACAGACCTTCAAAGGTCTGTTTTAATTTTATTCGCAAGCAATTTTTATTCCAAGCTCTCCTGCATATATCTATACACTATTCTAATGACCTCTTGTACGTCATCATTAGTATTTTTATATTGGATATTTTCATATGCTATTTCTCCGTATCTTCTAATAGCTTCACTAATAAGAGCGTGAACGAAAGATTGAGTCGCTCCGTCAACTTTATTAAAATCTAATGTAATTTTTTCACCTTTAGCCAATGTCGGTAAAATTTTTTCTTCCCGTATTTTTTTAGCTAACTCTTTATTCTCGGCAAAACTGCCAACTTCTTTATACATAACAATCATAGAAATTTAGGCTCCTTATATTTAGTTCTTTTACGATCTCGGATGGCATCATCATATACTGCACTTATAAGTTTTAATATGGCTTGAAACTCAGGTGTATTCTTAAGGGACATATCTATAGCAACTAAAGTACCTTTAAAATCTCCCTCTATGAGAGTGCATCTATGAGGATCATCAAATGGATCTATTTTTAACTTAAATATATTATTTCTTTTATCTCCTTTCAAAAGAGTATATTCTGCTTTACCAGAAAATATAGTGAAATAACTCCTCGTAATTCGTGCTATAGATTTAGTAAAAAATAGCCCAGCTCCAGCATTATCTCTTGTTCCACCTTCTTTATGAGTAGTACCCGTAATTCCTGGTGTGAGACTAAGCCTAATAGCCGAAATGTCGTCTTTAGGGCGCCAATATTCATTCATGCTTTTCCATATACCAATTCCCGTATCACATATACCTATGCTAATCTTATTATTTTTAGGATAATAATTAGCCGCAACTACCGCCCCCTTATCAGATAGAGAATGTTCAAGAACATTTCTAACTAACTCTCCTATTATATACTTGATAATTCTACTTTCTTTCTCGGGTAGGTGCAGTAATGGCACCATTTCAGCGATAAATTTAGATTGATCGTCGGCAGTTTTTATAACCTGTAAAGGTATATATCTCCCAGATGACTCTTTCTTATTATATTTAAAAGGTGATTCTGTCTTTAGAAAATTAAAAAGCCCCATAGAATCAAGATGTTTCCCGTTATCTGGCAGTGGCAGCTCAATAGAACTATTATCCTTGCCGGATTTTATAGCTAAAGCAGCAGTAAAAGCTAATATGGCTGGATGCACAGTTATCCATTTCTTATGAGTTTCCACTTTCAATATATCAGGGTTAGAAAAATCAATAGATTTAATAAACCTTGAAAAATTTCTTAGGTGAGCTTGATTAGATAAAAATATTCTCATATCTAAATTATACCCGTAGGTCGTATTTTTGTCAATATACGATCTACGGGTATTTTAATATATTCTTCACCCCTGCAAATAGTCTATAAATCCTACCCAGCTACTGCTTTCGTCGCCTGAGTAGCAACATCGTAAATCGACTTCTTAGTTAAGTCGCCAGTTCCAAGTCGCACATAGCCCTTGTCAGTTGGTTGTGCATTCAATGTAATTTCCACGCTTGGATCATCACTCGTTGTCTGAGATAGCTCAAAATCAACATTGACTGTTGCTTTAAAGAAATGCACATCATTTTCATCAGTTTCAGCGCCTTTTTGATGCATATTCACTGGCATTTCAGCCACTTTTACATTTTTACCGCCAAAAGTTACAGCTCCACCGCCAGCAGTGCTTCTTGTGTAATATTCAGGGAATATTTTACCCAAGAAATCCAAATTTGGAACATAAAGCGTAAAAGTTGCCTCCGCAGTATCCACTACATTAGTTCGGCGTTTCGAAGTTCCCGCTTGAGTGTCTTTTTCAACTGTTTTAAGAGCGATTTTAGTTTTAATATCGCCCAAAAGATCCGCTGGAATTAGCATATCACCAAGAGCCATTTCCCAAAGACCTGCTTGTAATGTTTTTTCATATGTCGTTGCCATATTTTTCCTTTCTTAATAAATTACTTCTCCACTTATTGAATAAACCACTCTTCCTTGGCTATTTTCTCCTACATTCGAAATCGTAGAGGGTGGCATAATCGCCACATTTCGAACTTTTTCACAAACTCCATCCACGGCCGGTAATTCATTAACTGCGTAGTTTTCTCGCAAGAATTCAGCGACAGATTCAAGTTTTTTTAAACCCTCAACATCGTTTTCACCAATACTGAAGATCTCATAATGCTGAACTCTTCTCTTGCCTCGTTCTCCATTCACTGATATGTTCGAGATATACAAGCCAGTTTTACCAAGGCCAAGCTTTTGCCAGAAAAGGTTTTTATCAATCTTACCAAATCCGTTATTTTCAAGGAGTTTTAGCAAATTTAGCGTAATCATTTATCTCCTTTCATAATTATAAAGCCTTCTTTCTTGGTTTGATTACCAGCTCGCTCCAAATAGTGTATCGTTGCCGGATTTTTACTATTTTCAAAGTGTCGTCGCCGAGCATAGGGTATTCGACTGTCACCAAATACCACAGAAACCCCATTTGGTATTTTTTCCACTCGACCATTCATTTTTAGATCACCAGATAGAACAGGCGCTAACATTCGGGCTCGACCAAGCGTTTTTTCCGCCTTAGCCTCAAGCTCTTTTTGCATATTCAATCGCTGAACTTGCAAATAAGCTTTCATTTTGCTGTTAAATGTCACCTTAACTTTCGCCATAGCTCGCCCTTTCCAGGGTTAATTTCAAATGCTCCACTTCGTTAGTATCAAAATTCTTGCCTTCATACATAGCAATAATAGTGTAGGTTTTGTGATTTATTCGAATACCATTACCTACAGCATCTATTGGAATATCTTCAGGTTTTACAAACAGTGTTGAATTTTCTGCAAATTCTTCACCATTCGCACCTCGTTTCATTCCAGATTTTTCACGGAATACACCTCTTCGATTCGTCAGCTCTTCTTCAATCGTATTACCGTAAACATTCCCGCGATTAACTCGCAAAAATGAATATTCCGTTTCAGAAAAAGTGTCGAATATCCTCATAAATAGTCTTTCCGTGCCGAATTCCACCGTTAGAAATTCTATACTTCGCAATCAAATCTGCGTTCTCTTCGCAGAATTGAGCGTAATAATTGGTATTTTCTTTAAAATCCACACTATAGCCATCTACAGCTTTTCTTGAAATGCCCACATCGTGGTTTCGTTCCAACTCACTAACATTGAACAATCGCGCATATAATATCTTCAGCCCCGATGTCCAATCAGTCGCAGAATCAAACCCACCATTCAGCAGTTTATTCAAGCGCTCCGAAGTTAACTCACTTAAAATTGTAAAGTTCTGTTCTTCATATGAAGAGAGAGGGCGTCCGATTAACGCCACAATCTCATCTTTTGAAATCGGTTGTTTCATCTTAGCCCTCTCCTTTCAATTAAGCCGCATTCTTGATAACTACACCAGATTTAACTTTAGTCAAAGCACCACCAGCGTAAATTTCTTGTAGATACTCTTGTTTGTTCTGGCTTAGTGAGAAGTTTGTGTAAGCTTCAATTGAATTATCGCCAACTGTTTCATAAGCATCACCCACAAATATTACAGCCTGAACACCTTCTGGTGCGAACCAGCTTGGAGTAAAGATTTCTTTAACTTCCAAAGTGCCAGCAATATCACCACCAAGTGGGAACACCAATGCGCCACTCTTAGTTTCAGAAAGTTTTAGATCAGCTTTTGCAGATTTACTCATTACAAGGTATACATCACCTTCCGCAACGATATTAGCAGCCGCTTTAACGATTGATTTATAAAGTGGCTCGCCTGTTGTTGGAGTATATTCAGTAGCAAAAACACTATTTTTAGCATCATCCAAAATTGAAATAAAGCTATTGATTTTGTCATCTTCACCACTTCGGCCATCACCAATCACTACTGCTCGTTCAATTTCAGTAATAATTCGTTTTGGCAAAGTTTCAAGCACAAATTTTACCAAAGCACCAGTATCGCGGTTTTCTACAATATCTTCTTTATTCAATTTTAGATAATCATAGATGAAACCAGCACGAATCACACGATCAGTAAATGTTAGCGTTGTTTCTTTTTTAGCTGTACCGCGCTTGTGTCCTTGCGCTCGCGCACCGGCTGTTTCTGCATCAATTCGGCGAACAGTTAAACCAGTTTTGTTAAGAACATTCCAAATCGTTCCAGATTTCTCAATTCCATCGCTAATTGCTGAAACCATTGCTCCTGGCAGTAGAGATTCAACATTACTAATACCTTTTTGTGCTACATGATCAGTCCAAGCTTTTTTAACTTCATTAGCGTTAGCACCAGCGAATTTCTCAAGAATTTTCGCATAATCATTCATCGCCTCACGAGTTTCAAGGTAATTACTTGAAGACTTCATAGTTTGGCTTGGTGCTGCTTTTGAAATAGCATCTTTTGCTAATTCTTTATCCATTTCTTCCTCTTTCTCTTCGTTATAATTATTATTTTCGGTTGAATTTTCAGCCTGCTCAACCTCAGGTTCATCGTCTGCTACAACTTCAGGATAAACTGTAGTTGTCGCCTCTTTTTTTAAAACTTCTGGAGTTTCTTTTTCTTGGCCCATTTCATCACCTTTCAGAGATTTTACGGCCAAAAGCCTTGCTTCTCTGTTAGCTCCGCGGAAGACCAAGCTCACCTCAATAATCTCAGCGTTACTAATAGTTTCGCTTTCAAAATTGTAGTCAAAATCTGACATTGTAATCGAGAACGCATTCGAGAGGTGTCCTTCTTCAAGAAGTAGTAGCATTTCTTGCGCTATTTCTCGTTTCGAGATACCTGCTTCAAAAATCAGCTCGCCATTTTCGTAGAAAGCACTCCGCACTGAGCCAATTGTGTCTCGAACATCACCAGAATGGTTTAGAATCAGCGGAATATCTACTAAATCATTCACTCCTTCTGTTGGAATTGCTCCAGCTCGAATTTCACCACCTTGTTTTAAAGGCAAGCGAAGGCTCGCAACGTCCACTTTCTCGTAATGGCGGTCTTCGTTCACACTTGATGCCACAAACCTAATTCTTCGCTCCTCATTTTCTCCCACGGATTTCGAAATTTCAGTTTTCAGCTCTAGTGCCGTTTTCTTAACTTTTTCTGCCATATTTCCTCTTTAAATTTACTATTACAAGTTAATATTACTAGCAAATAGTCGAGCTATACAAAATAATTAGGTAATATTGACTTTTTAGCTATTTTGTAGTATTATTGAAGTATAAAAGAACGGTAATGCGCCCGATTTTGGTTCGGGCATCGCTGCCGTTCTTTTACTTTTATTTAATTTTATGGAATTTATCACCACTAACAACGATTAAACTATCTATTTTATCGTTATTCTTCTTTATTGAGATATGTTTTTTAGCTTTTTCAATAACATCCTCCACATCAATATCTTGATTATAAACATCAAGAAAAATATTTCGCTTACCTTTATCTGTAGCATGGTATATCTCATTTCGAATAGTCATAGGCTTAATCTTACCTAAAATACTCTTAAGCTCCCACACTTCACCATTGATAGTAAAATCATTTGAAGGTTCTGTTTTATGTTTAGGCACTCTCTCAACGTTATTAAAATTCTTCACCAGCCTTTCATAGAAATCTTGCTCATGTGGATGCATATATTCAGGATCATTTTGGCTAAGCTTTGAATAATCAAGAATCTTGTCTTTCTCTTCTTCAATCCCAAACTTCTCCACGCAAGAACAGTTCGGATGAGCACCAGCTGTATCAATATCGGCATAATCATTAACCCGGATTTTCGATTTACCAATCAAAATTCCACCCTTTTTAACATAGCTTTCAGTTACATTAACTCGCCTGCCATTCATTCCGCGGCAATATTTGCACGGATTAGCACTCACAACCACCCACTCTTTATAAATCTGCACGCCAGATTCATTCTGGATTTGCACGCCAGCCTCCACACCAGCCAAGCCGTGCGCTCGGTGTGTTTCGGTGCGAGCAATTCGTTGAATTCGCCACTCTTCAGTTTTTGTTATATCTCGCAAGCTACGAGCTAACTGTTCCTTATTCCAATCTTCCATTTCTGCTTGAGCAACTCTGTTAGCAATCGATCGCGCCGTATCTTCACTAAAACTCTTGGTAAAATCAGCTATCATTTTGTCATAATGCTTTTTTAGCTTGTCAGAAAGCTTAAATTCGGTCAGATCATCAGCCGATATGTTATTTTGCTTTAATATCGAAACAAAATCACTCCAAGCCACCACACCACGAGTCACCAGCACACTCAGCAATATCACCTTTATTCTTTGTTTGAACTTCTCACGATTTTTATCGCCAAGGTCAAAATCTTCAAAATCACTCTCAATAGCTCGCTCAATCTGTTCATTGGTCATATCACGAAAAACAGTTTCTAATGCATTCTGGTCTTTATCTTTTTGTTTTTCGTTTTTTGTTTTTGCTTCAGCTTTTAAACAGTGATGATCTCCGCACTCATTGCAGACATGCACACTTTTTGCGTTTAAATCTTCTGGCGATTCTTCAACTTCGCCACCGTCATCAACTTCAGGCTTGTCATTCTCAATTTTTGGTGGAGTTTCACCCATTTTAAGTGTTTTATAGCCATTCGAGAGTTCAAATGCATCAACTATACTATCTAATGAATAGCCCATTTCTAGGCCACTTTTAATTAAAGCCAATTCAGCTACTTTGCGTTCAGCTTCGATCTTTTCTTCTTCAGCAATACCAGGAATATCAAGGTCGAAAGTTATCGCAAAACCCAGACCACCTGTAATTCGGTTCAGTTGATGCGTAAATTCACTCCAAATCCGTGTTGCGAAAGGCTTAATTGTATATTTTATAAAAATCTGTTCATCTACTCGCACGCTGGCATAAGTGTTGCTATCATTTACGCCTCGAACACTCGCTGGCACACCATAAATACTATCAATTTTCTTATTAGCCTGATCAAACAAGCTCTTTAAATCGAGATTCTTATTACTTTCAGCAAACGGCACCCACTCAATCTGAGCATTAACTGGCTTACCTGTCGCACTCTCAATTGGGCGATGAACGTAAACCACATTGTTATTACTGCCACTACCACGATGTCGTGCTTGCAGATTATCGACAATATTATCATATTCTTCAACACTTCCAGCAGTAATAATAAACTGTCCAGCCGGCACGGCGCCATTTTCAAAGTAGCCAGCTTGATAACTTGCGATATAATCATCAATTGATGCCCATTTTCGAGCGGCATCAGTCGGGCTATAACCTCCGCTCAGACTATATGGATTAACACCACTTCGAAGTTCAATAATTTCATAATCAAAATATTCATTAGAGCCAACTCGATAGCGTTTTTCATCTCCAACATAATATTCAGAAACTCCCTCAAGAATAGTAAACCCTGCTAAATTTTCAGGAGTAATTTTTTGTCCAGTCGTTGGCGTAGCGTGTTCATTATAACTCCAAACTAAAATATAAACCTTAGGAAAAACCAAGCTTAGGAGTGCTAAGGCTTCACGAAAAGTTGCACCACTCATCTGTTGATTTGGATGATATATCTTATTCATTACCACCGAATCTTGAATAGTTTTACCGTTATTATCTATCGCATACGGTCTAATTGTCATAAATTCATTTACAATTCGTGAAATAGACGGATATGAATTGTCATATGATAGCCCTTTATAGAATGTATGCGCACCTAACATTGATTTTGGCCGATTAAAAGCGTAGTGCGAGGCGCTCTTCTTTTTCATATTACCGCCAACCAAACGGCTAAAAAAATCTCTAAACATATTTAAACTATAAGTTCAAATAGTCGAGTAAAACAATTAAATTAATGATATACTATAGATATGAACGACACACCAAAACCAACACCAGAATTCAACCGACTCATAGGAGAAGCCGACTATCTTATGAGCATAATCTTATTAGAGGTTCAAACCAGAATAAATTCATTCAATCCAATAGCTGGTAATATAGAAGCTTTTAATCGCTTCCCTAATATAAAAAATGATATATTAGAGAACCTAAAATATACCCACGGAAAATATGAGCTTATAGAGAAGCTTGAGAAGACTCTACTCGAGCGAAGAACTTTATACGGCGGATATAATCATGATAAAGTTAAGATTATTTTAAGAAAATATAAAAAGATAGTTAAAATGCGCAACTCGATTGCGCACAGTCTCCCATATGATATTAATGGTAAATACGTAAAAATACATCGCAGTATAGACAAAAATAAGATAGCCAAGGATGTAATAGTCGATGAAGCTTTTTTACATGATTTTATACAACAATGCAAAGAACTCATAGATATTTTACACAATCCAGACTTCGATTCGATCATTCAAGAATTTATGATAGTCATAAACAAACATCTAGACATCAGCTCTATCGTATCAAACATTCGCTCAGATATATCAAAATTTAATTTAGCTTCATATATAGAGCCCGATGTAAGTGGTTTGACTAAAATAATGGATTTAACCAAAAAAATATCAGAAGAACCTACCTCACGCCAGCATAAACAATAGGTTTAGGTTTAGGCGGAGTATAATAGCACAAAATGCACGCATCAGCCAAGTCAGGGCTTCGATTCCCCCGCTTCTTGTATTCTCCTTTGCTTTCCACCGCACGCTTACCTTTTTTATCCATACTCCAAGTTCTGGTCGTTAATTCTTGGAGCAAATCGGTATTATTCGGTAGTTGTATTTCATCAATCACGCTTTGCAAATGAAACCACGCCTCGCTAATCCAGTTCGGGTATTTATCATCATTCACCGCCTTCTGCGCAAAGTTAATACCTTGAACATTGTAATTTTTAGCTAATAACTGATCAGTTACACCACCACCAACTCCCGTGTCATCGATTTTAATTAATGTTTCCTTGTTTAATTCTGCGAATTGCTCTATCTTTTCCACAAGTTCATTGGTTCTGAGCTTTTCATAAACCTTAAAGTCGATTGTCTTTAACCCCTTACGTTTCCATAAAACCGAGCGATCATCACCAAGCCGTGCCACATCGACACCTATCTGAACTTCGCCGTCATCTTCTATTTCTCGATCCATAGTGTTTAATACTCGATCACGACTCAATATAGCATTCTCAATTTGCGAAAGTGGCTCACCCAACCAAGTATGAGCAAATTCTTGTGGGTTATTTTTCTTGTCGTTTTCCATTTCAATTCGCATTACATCTGGAAACAGTCCGTTTTTCTCTAAGACATCATAGTTTACCTTAATTGCGTAAGTCTTTTCTGGCTTTTTCATTACATACTCAACATAGACTGGGTCACGCTCCGTGTTACGGTTAAAAGTAAAAATAAGCCTTGAGTTATCTTTACGCACAGTGTTTTTTAATAAGGTGATAGACCTTTTTGTAACCGTGCTTGCTTCTTCCACCCACGCTTCATCGATATTTGGTATAGACTTCAAGCTTTCGACATTATCGTGTAAACCTTTAAAGATCCATTCACTTTCAGTCCTTTTGTGCTTAATGGAATCGTTAGTAATAATAAATTCGGTTTCAAATCCATATTCAAAAATAATAGCTTTAACTAAAGCGTGTGTTGAGTCTTTGATTGAGTTTTGAAATTCTCGACAGTTTAGAAACTTCAAACGCTTTTCCCTTGAGCGTAAGACTTGCGATAGTGCGACATCGTGGCTTTTTCCGCTTGATCGCCCACCATAAAAAACAAGGTTTCGCCATTTATTTTCTTCGAACAGTGGCTTAAACTCAATCGGAACCTTAACTTTCTTTCGGATTATCTCCATTCACAAACTCCAATGTTGCAACAGTTAGGGTTTCACCATTCGACACTATATCTTGCTTTTCGCTAAACTCTGTTGTTGTCTTTGCAATAAACTTAGCCGTATCTTGTGCTATCTTTTCATCTTCACTATCCAAGCTCTTATCTAGCACTCTTTTAGCTTTACGAACGAGCTTGTCTTTCGAAACACCTTTTCCACCAATTTCCACCACAATATCCTCTAGCCATTCCAGATTCTTAACTGTAATATTCTTCGCGTATTTTTCAGAAAAACCAGCACGAATTGCACTTTGTAGCGCATTTCCAAAAGTTAGAGAATCCGGCAAATAATAATACATACCAAATTTGATTTGCTTTGGTGAAAAAATCCGCTCTTTACCTTTTGTTCTTTTAGTCGCCATAACCAATCTTTCTAAGTATATCTTGCTTTTCTTTTTCTGAATAATAATCAGTCGTAAGTCTTCTTGTCCAAGTCCCTTTTTCTGAAATAAAATTTATTTCTTGGTTATCAGATTTTGGCTTTGGTATTTTAGTACCCATAGCGTAGCTTACGCCATATTTTAGCCCAGCATCTAACAAGCGTTTAGCTGTTAGATGTTTCTTGCGCTTAGCTATTTCAGAAAATGGTTTGAAGTTTTTAGTGTAATACCCTTTTGGAGCGAACCAGCGATGAAAAACTAAGATTCCCATTCGACTCTTAACATAAATTGAGTGCTTATCGTAAAAAACAACTATTGAATTATCCTCTAATTTACGAATTAGTATTTTTGAACTAAAATTAGGATTAGCCATTCCTCGCCTTTCTGCCCAAAAATAAAATGAGCACACTAAACAATCTTTTCGACTGATAGTGTGCCCATTATTCCCTTATCTATATTATAGCATATATAGAGACTAAAGTAAATCTATTCTTTAGGGGAAAAAGCTTTAAAAAGTTCACCAAAACCAGTTAAGTCTGATACTTTCAAAAGAGATTCTAGTTTAGGTGATAGATTAATATCACCGTTAATAACTAGTCCAGCCTGTTTGATATTTTCAGCATCACCCCTAATTAACCCTTCGGAATAGTCAATACCTTTAGCGGTAAGAGAAATTCCAATAAATATAATACTGCCATCTAAAGTTTTAGAAAAATCTTGGCAAGATATATAACCACTTTCGAATAAATATTTTAAGCAAGCTAACAACATAGCTTCACTACCCGAAATGTCTTTTAAAACATTTATCAAGTTTTCATTATCGTCGTCATCAAGACTAAGGCCATCTTGAGCCGAAAAATATACTTGTTGTAATACTGTATTGGGTGTTTTCATATATTGAGCGTATAGAACCGCCAAGATTTGTTTTGCAATTTCTGTTAATTTTTGCATTAATTTATTATCCTTTCATTTTTATTTAACAACTCACCCCATACTTACATTATATCATATTACACAACTTTGGTTAGTTATTTTGCCCTTTACCTTAGTTATTTTTTCATCTTAGTACATTTCCTTTAATTACTGAGGTGTTCAGCAGAAACACTTATAGCTTGACCATTTTTTGCACAATATCTTATTCGACTTTGTTGTAAGGTGCTTGTTTCTGCTTAATTCCTCAAATCTGAACATAACCTTGCGTATACGGACGCTAATACGCTAAACCTATTATTATAACTACAAATTCTATTAAATATTATTTATAATTTTAGTTATGTTCAGGTTCGAGGGGCGAAATTTCTTTCGCCGCTATTATAAATTTATGACACATTAAATTTTATAGACGTTCATTGCCCAGTTTAACGACATATGGCAGGTCGTAATTTATTAAAACAATATGTTCTTTGTGTAGGGACTGAAAAGCTGAAAGGAAGGCAAAAGCATTGAGATTCTCGACCTATATCTTACTCCCACTTGGGAACTCAGCGTCTCCTCCTATCCGCGGATTACAGTCAGTTTCCAGCCCTACAAGGGACGACTAAAAGTTTTTAGTCCTCCTCTCACATTAAATTTATAGACATTTTAGGGCTTTCGCCCCTTGTAAGGCTGGAATTGAATTGTTAAGGTTAATATAATTTGAAATGTTCCTTAATCTCTTTTTCGACTTCTTTTTCAATTGTCTTATATAATTCTGTGGCTTTAAGTTTGTCTGTTGGCCTATAGCCAATCATCATAAAAGCTTCTTCTTCTAAATCTCCCTCATAATATTCTCGAACTAATTTGATTAAGCCTTTTTCTCGAAGACTTTTCAAGGCTTTCAATATTTTATAGTTTGAAAGATTACATCTACCTTTTATGTGTCGCCTTGGAACAGGATCACCTTTGTTTATCACAAAGTCACAATATAATTCACAAAAAGCTTCTAATACTTGTTGCTCTAAATCTGTAAGTTGCAGTTCATTATTGTTCATAAGTCAAATATATTTCCCATTCTTTAGGGTGTTTTTTAATGCTTTCATTGATATCTTCCCAATTCTCAAAGTATATATCCACCCCTTTAACTGTATATACTGTCCTCCAGTCAGGCTTATTCTCTTCAAAATCCCAAATACCATAGAATTTTTTTCCATCTACAGCATTCCAGCCGGGCTTGAACCCTTTTGCGTCTTGCTTGATAACTTCTTTCGCTTTTAGATATTCAAGGTATTTTTCAGCTTCTTCTCGGGTTTCAAAATAGTTGCCGATTGCTTTCAAATTTTCTATAAGTGTTGGGAAGTTGGTAAGTTCTAATTTTGACACCCAACCGCCAAGGCTATCGATATAATAAGTTTGTTTTGGTTCTTCAACTTCTTCAAACCATAGTGGGAACATTTGTATATCTTTTTTATTAAACCGTGGAAGATTAGGATGATTTGTAAAAGCCATAATCCCATCGCTCCACATTTCCACCGTATCACCAGCTTTCGCGAATGGTATATCTTTCAATAATTTATATTTTTTCATTTTATATTTCTCCTTATTCAGTATAGTATCTATCTATTTCATCAAAGACATTTTCTAATCTAAAAGCACAGGAAGAATAATATATTGGTCGTCCTTCAAAATATATCAACCAAGAGAAGTAATGCCGAGATTTTCTCTTCTTTGATTTGATAACCCTTACTGCGGAAGCTTCTTTTTCTTTGAAATTTATTTTAACCGCAGAAACATCATAATATTCATATTCTGGTGGCATTTCCACTCTAATTAGAATATCTCTATAATAAAGTTCGCCATTCTTATGCTTGATATATTTTTGATATTTTGAAAAGTTTTTAATCATATTTTATATCTCCTGAACCTTTTTCTTAACTTCGGGGATATGTTTTTTGTAGGTAGGACTAAGCTGCTAAAAAAGCAGTTTTAGCTTTACCGCGCCTTGATATTAAACCACCTTTGCGACCTGCAATTTTTGCAAGCTCAGGGTTTGCAGCAAATCCACCAGTATTACCAGCTTTCCCACCTTTACGGCCTACTTCTTTGTAAAAATCTTTGCCGTGTCTTTCTATGTTTGTAGCGGCAGCTTTTTGTCCACCAGCCTTTTTTTCTGCCCTCTCTTTCTCTTTTTTTTAATTCATTTTTTCAAGTTTTTGATCGCTTAAGCGAAC